TCATCGATTCAGCCGCTCTTAATTCTTCGTCATCCAAGATCCCTGTTTCAGAGGCCTTATACACCGCCGTAACCCAATCGTCCTGAGCCTTGGCTGCATCATAAAGCTCATAGAAGGCATTGTGGCCACGAGGCGTACCTATAAAAACTGCATAGCCCTTACGGTCACTGAGCGCAGGGCGTATCACCTCTGGAAAGAGGCTCTCCGGCATATCAGCCATTTCATCGAGGCACACACCATCAAGATACAATCCACGCAGAGATGCAGGGTTCTCAGCACCCAAGAGCTGTATCCTGGCGCCATTTGGCAAATCACATCTCAGCTCCGTTTCGTGAAACCGCACCATAGGGATCTTCCCAGAAAACTGCTTCAAATAATCCCAACTAACTTGCTTAGCTTGCCTATATGTGGGTGCTATGTAAGCAAACCTTGGATTGGGCTTCTCGCAGAGTATAGCGTCCCTGAGCAGATGATTTATCGCCATCACAGTCTTGCCAAAGCGTCTGTGGCATACAACGACGCCCCACCGCTTATCGCTAAGCCGTTTGTGCAGATCTGCCTGGAGCTTACGAGGGCTATATGGTATTTCTATTTTCACTTGCTAGTCATAATAGTGTCACCCAATTTCATAATATCTTTTTTAATCTGCGACACAGTTTTTTTAGATGGGTTATAGTTAGAGCCAAGAAGCTCACTAAGACCTCTTTTCCTTACTATAGGAAACAATGGGCTGTTTGGGTTCATCATTTCTTCAAGCAAATTGTCTAATTCACGCTGGCTTGCCATTTCAATATCCTTTTTATGTTGCATTTCTAGAGCATAGCTAGTTTTACAGTAAACTAAAACAGTGTGTGAATGAGTGAATCTACGATAGGCATATTATACATATAAGAAGGCGGCGAAAAATATCGGAGGGTGGGCATCGGCGATTGCCAAAAAAGCAGTAAGACAGGCTGTCCACCTGTCACTTTAACCAAGTTACTAAGGCTATATCTTTATATGTAGGCAAACCGTAGGCAAAACCTGGGCAAACAAAAACAAAAAACAAAAGCCGGTGGTGTTACTTCGCACACGTGACCAGCGACACAGTGCGTTTGTTATACACAACAATACCCTAACTGCTTATGATCTCTGCACCTTCCCATGACAGCGTGATTGTACCTGACGCTTGCTTGTCCTCTGCCTTATCCCTGATACCAAGTGGAGCTAACTGCCTGATGAACTTTTCCTTCGTTTCAACTTCAAGCTTTCTACGCCCGACTTCAGCGTTAGCACTCCTTGGATCTGTTGCTTCCAATGGACGCTCAACAAGCTCTATGATTTCATCTCGCAGCATTTCAGCTTGGATGGCTCTGGCTGTGCGGTATCGCTTATAAGCTTCCTCATCGTCCTGTACATACCGTAGAATGGTTCTGCTCGATGGCAGATGCTTAGCCTTGCAGATTGTAGCCAGGCTTTTACCAGCCGTCAGGCTGTCAAGGATCTCTTGAAACTGTTCATCTGTTACGTTGCGCTTAACCATTACTTCTTCTTCTTTGTTCTAAGCTTCTTGAGATCAGCACCAGTGATCTTACTCTTCGGCTTTGCTACGGCTGCCATCTTCTTTTGCTTGACTGAATATTTACTTTTTGGCATTGCGTTTCGCCTTGTTCTTCTTAGAGTTTGGAAAGCCTGCCTTCATATCCTTGTAAGCTTTGTTGCTGATCGTTGACTTCGACTTCGGCTTACTTGTGCCAGCCTTCTTCTTTTTATTCATGTTTGCATAGAGCGACATAAGCCATCCTTTAATTCGTTGAAACATAAGTATACCTAAAAGTATAACCAAGCTAAGCTGACTGTGACGCACCGCACTACATGATGCTCAGCTTAACTTGGCTATTAGTTGATGCTGTCGAGGCAGCATTCTGGGAAGAAACCTAAATGTTTGGGGAGCTTGGCAGACAACATCTGCCGATTATATCCAGAATTTGAGTCATTCCAGACATTCAGTCAATAGTTTTTTTATTTGAGGCTGTATTTTTTTCTAGGAATGTAAAAGCTTGTAGTAAAGCCTGATGATTGCCTGGTCATATCGTCGCTTCACAATGCGTCGTTCTGATCCCATTGCTCTTGCAAGTTTCGTCCATCTGGGGCCTCTCTCGTTGAACGCTCCACTGTGGCACACCAGCCAGACAAGCTTACGATCTTCTGCGTCCATGTGCTTGATGCCCATATCTAAAGCCAGCTCAAATCGATCCACTTGGATGGTTGTTGCCGGTGAGAGTCTAGGAGTATAATCATCCCAGCCGTAGCCCTTCCAATCGCTCAGATACTCTGGCCAAGTCACCATTTTCTGTTTGCGAATTGCAGCTGGAAGCCTGCGCTCTGTTTCCGCAGCTTCACTAAAAAGATCATCGAGATATTTAATATCGTAGGAGCTACTCATAGTTAAGCTCCACTAGATAAGCTACACTAGTTAAGCTTATCTTGAGGTGCTTATCTGCTGTCGTTTTGCTTAATCTTTTTAATATTTTATTTATTAGTGAAGCAACACTTATGGAGCGAATCTTTGTGGAGCTTATCTTGTGGAGCTTAATTACTGGAGCTGACTTCTGACGAATACCGTAACCTAAAAGCATCTGTCAATCCCCTTTGTGATTTGAGTCCACATTTTGTTCCACCAGGGGCGTTTATCCACCCATAAATCAAAGAATCTGCTGTTTGTGTTCATCATATCCATCCTATTCTTGGCTCTTGTTTCAACCCAGCTTCCCAGACAAACCATGCCAGAGCCATCATGCCGCCCTTATACTGTTTGCCGTTCTTCATCAGCGATACACGCTTGCTAAACACCCATATTCTGGCTGGTGGATGATCTAGGAATAATCCCTTGCGCTCGATACCTTCCAGAAACGTCAGCTTCAGCAACATGGCTATCTTACCGCTGGATAAGTTCTGACAATGCCTGGCAATCTGTGTCGCTAATTTGTATGGTGGATTGGTCACAATGTTCTGGCGTACCCTACGTTCAAATAAAACATCAACACCGCCCTGACCGTAGCCACGATCCACCAGATCTGTACTTTCAACAGTAAAGCCCTGCTCTTCTAATCTTTTAGAAATATGTCCTTCACCGCAGCAGCACTCCCATACAGATCCATTAAAACTTTCTACTGATAATAACGCATCTGTGCAATCATAAGGCGTAGCGTAGTAATCATCCTTCTGGCGATCACCTTTGGCGTTATGCCCTACGATCTGCATATGAGCGTCTAAGTTCATTTGACTACCCTACGTTGTTTTTGATAGTAGAGATGCGCACACATGTCAGAGCAAAATTTCTTATCACTTCTTGACTGATTTGGTTTAAAAGTTTTGCTACAGTTGTTTAAAGAAACCCTTTTTCTTTCGCCATACTCAAGATAGTGCAGGCACGTTTTTTCTAAGACCAACGGCATATCTTTGCTAAACATCATGCGAGTTAAACTTTCATTGTTCGATCTTTCATCTGTGCCAAGACCTTCAAGCCTAAGTCGCTTCGTGCAAGCAAATGTGTGTTCAATCAATGCAATTAAATAATCACCGTCTGGAAACATTTCTAATTTATATTTTAAATAGTTCAATCCCCAGACACCTTCTACAACATCATCAACAAGCCGATTAATTGTATCTGTTTTATCCTTGTTCATTTGGTTAGCCACTCAACGCAAGCATCCACAAGCAGCTGCTTTGACCACTTGGTCTTACCAAACGGCAACTCAAACTTCGATGCCCTTGCAATCTGTGGATATGTCCAGCCACTGTTTATGCGATACTGAATGTAATGCTTTGCCACGCTATCTGGGTTTGCATTTGCCTTGTACTTTGCATCTCGCATCCTTTCACCTTCAGCAGCACGGCTTAGACTTACGTTGCTTCGCTTAATTGACTTCAATCCAAATTGTTCGGCTATACTCTGTTTTGTCATATCTTCATCCCTTCTATTATCTTTGGCCGCTTCAGCGGCTCTAGGTTGCTTGGGTCTTCGTAACGTACAATTGGTACGCAGTTTTGATGGTTTTTAAGGTTTTGTGCATAGGCCTCACAAGCCTCTGGGCTTTGGAACTGCATCAGAATCATCACGGCGTAATAGGTTAATTCCATTGTGTTTCCTTGATGGCTAAGCCAATCTGCATTGCAATCTGTGGTACAATGGCGTTGCCCAAGCCCTTGAGCCGGTTCGCTCTGTCTTTGATGCCGGACGCAACTCTAGGAATATCGCTAGGCTCTATTTCAAATCCGTCGTGTCTTCCAAATCTGTCCAGCCCCTTGGATAGCCCATTAGCCAGGTCACCCATTCTGGGTTGAGCGTTTTGCTCTCTTTCTTCTGGTTGTCCGTGTGTTGCACCGCTACATCGAGTGAGTCCATCGACACCTTGCCGTTCCGTATTCTGCCCCCCTTGTACCCCCCCCCTTGCTCCCATGGCTGATGTCGGTGTCGGCCACATTGCCACTGCCGTTGCTAATGGGTTGCCTTGGTGCATCCCCCTTTTGTTGTTTGGGTTCTTGCCTGGGCCACCGCTTGCTGCTCTGGGTGTCAGCCACATCTGTTCCTTGCCCTCGATCAATTCCTTCAGCCCCCTGCCGTAGCCCACTGTCGTTCTGCCTGGCTCTTGCGCTCTGGGTGTTGGCCACCAACCGCTCTTGCTCATGCTTGGTGACATCTGATTGGCTGTTGCTGTTGGCGTGTGCAACAATCCAGAGCCGTTCTCGCTTGTGGGGCGCACCGACTGAACTAGCTGGAATAATAAGCGTCGTGACGGCGTAGTCTTCACCTTCCAAATCATTGAGAACCTTATCGAGTCCCAGCGCAATATGACCAGTAACATTTTCAAAAACGGCAAACTTGGGTCTTTTGAGTGCAACAATTTTATGCAACCACGGCCAGATTGCTCTAGGATCTTCCCATCCTTTTTGCTTGCCTGCGACTGAAAAGGCTTGGCATGGGTAGCCGCCGCTGACAATTGTGTTTGACCAATCAAGGTTTCTGGGAACATATCGATCTGGGTCATCTGCCAGCTCCTTTACATCTTCGCATTGTGGTACATCAGGCCAGTGCTTCTTTAGTATCTTCCTAGACCAAGGCTCAATGTCACAGAATAGAACAGGCTTGCTCAGCCCTGCCCATTCAAAGCCAAGTGCAAAGCCGCCAATGCCACTACAGCAATCCACATGAGCCATCACTTACCTCGAACCATATCAACATAGCGATCACCGCCCTTGAGCCTTACAAGTGGGCTTAGAAAGTTCACTACGTCATCGAGGGATTTGCACATCGCCCAATGCACACCTAAGTTTTCAAACTGCTCTTTCAGCAATCGTTGGTTGTGACTCAGCACACCCTTTGCCCTGCCCTTTGCGTCTGGGCGTTTTAATTCTATGAAGATAGGTCTTACGCTTGGACAGAAGATCTCCAGGTCTGGCCATCCTGATCGTGTGCCAAAGCTCTTGAGCTTCATTTTGAAACTTACATGGCGTGTGCCTTCATTAGGACTGTGATGGAATACGGAGCCATCTGGCAAGGCCAAGGTTAAATACTCTGCAACGAGCTTTTGCAGCTGATCCTCAGTTATAGAAGTCATTGGCGTTCACCGCTCCCTGAGTCGCAAGCATGATTGATTTCATGTAGTCTGTGTTGGGGATTAGTCGTTGTGGGTGATCTTCAGCCAAGCACCATCGCCGTGCTATCGTGGCGTGTTTAGCCCCGACTTTGTAAGCCAAATCTCTGTAGCTTAACTTCTTAGATAACCGCCATTCGTTTAGTTTCATGTCAACTCGCATCAACTTAGATCAACTTTTGACGCTCAGTATAATTAATTGACATAATACGTCAACTGTGTAATTAACTTATTTACAGGTGTGTCGGTATCTGTCACTTTAATTGTACTGAATGTATATTAGTAACGATTATAGGTAGTTTAATTGATGTATAGTGTAACTTACTGGGAGGTAATAATGACACAAAAACTTACAATAAATTCCTGTTATGAACCTGGGGATAAAAGCAATAGAAGTTGGCACTGGGTTAAGTGCATTAGCAACTCAATACGATCTGCATATATAAAAACGACTCAAGGTTCTGGTATGGATAAACCTAAATCATCTTGGAGCTGTAGCCAAAACTCACCACCAGATGCACAAAAGATCAGCGTGGTATTGCTCTCATGGAATACATAAGCAAAGCCATTTTGACTCTCTTTATAAAAGGGAGTAACAAATGAATAATTTCAACAACAATAGTTTTAATATGCAAACAAATAAACTTAAAGAAATAGCCAAAAGCAAAGGGATTATGGCAAAAGAGCTTGCTGATATTCTTGGAACAACCAAGGAAACAGTAAGCCGCCACATGAACGGTAAGATTGCGATCAGCCACGACTTTGTTGAACGGTATGCAGATGCCTTGGATGTACCGCCCGAATGGATTATCTTTGAACCGAAAGGCATCGATGTTCTTGGCCGAATTATGCCAAACTTTATTGTTGAGCAGTTTACATCCTTTGAAGAAAAGACAAAAACTGCAACCGCTCCTTTCAACTTTCCACCAAACTCAGCAGCTGTGCTGGGTGGCAATGATAAGGAGCAAGAGTTCTGGACAGACTACACACTCTATGTGTTTGGTAGATCAGCTATGACGAATCGAATCGTAGAGCCAGAAACAAACAATCGTTTGTCGATTATTAAGCACGATGGGAACATAAAGTTAGGTAGAATTTGGAAATCATCCCGAACCAGCGAAACCAATAAAGTGTGTTACGATATCGAAAATACACGGATGCGCGGTGATGGTGCAATGAAGCGTGAACAAGATGTTGTATGGGCAACGCCGATACTCGCAATATATACCGAACCTAAACTCCTTGGCATCAATATAATTGATTGAGTTGACGTAACACGTCATTTGAGTTAACAATCTCTCCATATACAAAAAAATATGGGGAGATTCTATTGTCACTAAATCCAGTACCAGAATGGGCCGCAAGATTTAACTACTGGCATCACAGCAATCCAAAGTCCGGCAGCCGATCTGACAAGCTCTTTAGCAAGGTGATACTGCGCCCTCTCATAGACAAGCTTTACAAAGAAAATACAGAAGCATCGAGGGAACAAGCTAGGGCTTATAGTTGGAATCGTTCACAGAATCCTAAAATGAGGGCTGGGCAGCTTGTTCAGCTAGGAGCTGACCTGATACTCGGCGTTGATGGAGCTGACCCTGTTGACCCTTCTGAAGCGTTTGACCGTGTTTTAAAAGATGCTGAAAACTGGACACCAAGAACCTACGGCGGTGCGGATCTAACTGATTCGGATGTAGCATCCATTGATAGATATAAAACAGATATCCCAGACACAATAAAAATGGCTGTAGAAGGTCTAAAAGAGGCCATGAGCCAGGACAACCAGATTATCGGTGAAGTGGACTACATAGGTTTAATGCCTAAGAACGAGATACCACACTTTACAAAACCAGATTACGGACGGCGTGGTGATCTTAAAACAAAGTGGGCAAGCTATGCCCCTATAACTAAGTCTGGCTTTCGATCTATCTCAACGCCTAAGAACCTGTCTGGGATGTTTGATATGAACAATGTATTTCAAACGGCTGGCTGGTGGTATCTTAATGGACGCAGACCACCCTTCCTAGTCTATGCCACATCAACAGACTGCCAAGTGTTTACTCCTAACAACAGTGATGAATTGAGCGATGACTACCTTGCAAAATGCGTTAAAGAAATAGGTGCAATGCACCAAGTAACAGAACATATGTTACGAAAAGCTGACGATGTAGAAAGTTTATTTGCAGGGCTTGATCCACCAGACTTTGATTACTTTACCTGGCGTGATGAAGTGCCAGAAATAAAAGACTTAGCAAAGAAAACATGGGGGATTGAATGAGTACACCAGAGCTGAATAAGGCGTTAGTAAAGTTTCATGCTGCGATGGGCGGTAACATTGGCAAGAACAGCCAAGGCTACAACTATAAGTATGCTGACCTAGCCGCCACTCTTAATGCTATACGAGGCCCAATGGTTGAAGCCGGTTTGTCATTGTATCAAACAGTTAAAACGCATCGTGATGTAGAGCCTGCACTTCCTGTTTTACTTACCACAGTCACCCATGAATCTGGTGAAGAAATATCATCTGAGTTTCCATTAAGCTTTGATTGGGAAAGCTTGACTAAAGGTAACACGCTACAGAATATTGGAAGCACTCTTACTTACATTCGGCGATACTCACTTCAAGCTATACTCAATCTTGCAACGGATGATGATGGTGCATCAAGTACATACACGCCACCACAAAATGTAAAGCCCAAGCCTGCACCTAAACCAGTGTACGTTGAAGGTGAAGACCCACCCTTTCCAGGGGATAACAAGTACGAGCAAGCGAGCAAAGAAACGCTGTTGAACTGGATAGAGCAAGCAAAGGCAGAGATAGCTGAGATTACATTTCCTGGGCGGCTACTCGCTTGGAAGAAAGATAATAATAATATGCTGGGAAGATTGCAAAAAGCACACCCAGATAAATTCGCAGAGGTTGGAGCAGCCTACAAAACACAAGAAGAAAATTTGAAAGGAAAGTAAATGGCAAAACCACAATTAAAAAATAGCAAAGTAAACCTGATGCACAGCCTTAATTCTGGGCATTCTTATTCAGCATCAGCTTGGATACAAACGTCTGACGGCCCCAACATGAGTGATGAAGATAGAAAGAGAGCTGAGTATATCCAAAACAAACTAATTGAATATGGAATGCGGATCTCCATTCAGTTCCAAGAAAAGGTAGTGGACTCATACGAAAAGCGTGGCTCAATGATGCTGTTTCCAGAAGACCCAAATCGTCAGGCTGGTACATTCAGCAAACCATCAAGCGGCTATCAAGATCCAGCCAGCCAAATAAATGTCACGCCGGAAGAGATAGAGTTTTGAGATGAATGAACAAATATTTTTTACAATTCCGCAAGCGGCTCAGTTTCTATTTCCAGACAGGACAAGGGCTGGCGCACAAAAAGTTTTACGGCGCATGGTTCGTGAAAAAGAAATACCAGCCAGTTATGTTGGAAGGCAACCCTACATATCAAGAGCAACATTGCAATCCTATGGAGTTAATAATCTATCCACGGCCTCACCAGCTCTGCGTGTGGCTGCATCAGAAGGGATATTATACGAGGCCAATGACGAAACAGGAGCTAGTTGACCTGGCGTATGAATGTTTAAAAACTGCGAGGCAAAGTGAAGATACGGCTGAGTGAGCAAGAGTTATCAGATATTAACCAAGCTGCAAATATGAGGACTATGAATGGTTGGGTTCTTAAACAGATGGGCGGCAAAGATAAGGCCGCTGAATCTGGCATGACTGCCTTAAAGCGAAACACATTAGCACTTAAAAGCGAAATGGCTGTGGCTAAATGTTTTAACTTGAAATTTGATGTCCATGCAGCAGGGCCAGATGCTGGTGTTGATATGTATTTTGGGGGGATTAGTATTGATGTTAAGGTTAGCAAATCCT